TGCTTTATAAGTTGATATTTGTGTTAATGTAAGTTTATCAGTTGATAGTTGCTTAAATAATCCAGTATCAATGTAGTAAAAAACTTCTAATGCATCATAAGAACTATATGCATTCATTGCCGATTCAGTTGTTAGTACACTAATATTTTCGACGTTTGCTTTTACATATTTGAAATCTTCAACTCCATCAGTAGTAGTATATTTTTTCTCGAAAATATATTTTGTAGTCGGTGATATTGTTTCTTGTACAATATCAATAAACGAATTTGGGTTATCAACAACACCATCATCGTCGTCATCAAAGAAAGATATTTCTACTTTTTTGGTATCGACATATCCATCATTGTCTCTATATTCTTTTGTAATTTCAAAATTATAATCTTTTGTAAAAGGAGTAGTACTACCGGGTAGAGTATTAATACTTAATACTTCAATTTTATCTTTAATAATTTTTCCTGTTTTATTATCATAAATTTTATCACTACTGTCATAATAAAATTTAATCTCATTATCACTTTCATATACATAACGCATTGCTCTATATGTAATATCGTATTTTTCGCCATCAGTTTTAAACCACAGTAACCAACTTGCATCTAAATTTTGACTACTAACATCACCTGTTTTACCTGTACTAAATGGACTAGTAGTATTTAGGTTTACTTCTGTAATAATTCTCCATTGTCTAGTAGATACATCGTATCGCAAGCCAAAAGTATTATTAGCAAACGCTTGATCAATAATTTGTGTTTTAACAGAATTAAGTATTTTTGTACTTAATTTAGGTCTAATCTCTGTTAATAATGCAGTTGATGGAATACTGTCATTTAATACTATTGGTCCTAAACCTGCTGTAGTATTTGTTGTGCCGTCACCATTAACACTGATTACTTTTACCCATTTGTAAGTTAAAGACCCAGGGTGATTGGCATCTCCTATCATAAGTGTAGTTTTGTCACCTACCATAAAATGATACCCTGCAGGTGCTTCAAATTTTAGTAGTGACCCTGCTTCTAACAAACTAAGATTATTAGCTGTAAAAGATCCTACTTTATATTTTGCATCACTTTCATCTATTAAATATCCTGTTCCTCTATTAGTATCTGTAGTAACCTGCACCCATTCTGCTTTTAAATCAGACGTAATAATTTTTGTAAAATTTGTAAGGTAGTAATTTAAAACTCTTCTGTCTTTTAATATTGGTTCTATTTTATTTGTAATAGCACTTTCAATATCTGTTTGTGTTGTGTAAGGAAAACTGTCTTTTTGAGTTAAATTTTCTTTATATATAATACCATCATTTGCAAATAAATTAGTACTACTATATTTTCCTGTAGAATCTAATAAGTCGTAGTATCTACTAATTCCGCTTGCAAACCTATTAACTGATTTAACTTTAATAATATCTTGACTTATACCTAATGGAGCAACATTGTAATCTTCTGCTGTAACCATTCTATTTTGTGTATAATATGTTGACGGAGCATTTTGTTTAATGCTATCGTTTGATTCACTAGTAGTACTATTAGACACTGTATATTTTAATTCTAAATTAAGTGTAATTGTTTCAATTACGTTACTTTTACTTAGATACGGAACTCTTACTTGTATTCCGGTCATGTCTTGCGGTTTAATTACATATCTTTGATTATTACTAGTTCTATAAAAGACTTTAAATACACCTTTTGGTAATTCACCAAAAGTACCGTCGGAAAATACTAAACTAACTCTGTCACTTACTCTAGTAAGTACACTATATATTGTTCTAACTTTTTTACTAATGCTATTATAGATAACATTGTTGCCTTCAACAGCTTCAACTTTTGTCCAGTATTCTGCTTCTTGTCCTGACGAGTCTAATTTATATAACCATACATCGTCGTTGTTAATATTAGTTGCATCAATATCAATTATTTGATTTGTTGTAGGATTATTAACAACAAATTGACCACTGTCAAGTGATCCTTGTTTGAACATACAAAAGAATCCTGTATTACTACTTGACGGTCCTTTGCCATCATCTTTAAATAAGTATGCAAAACTATTTGCAGTTAGTGGAATTTCTTCTTGTATACTTTTTAAATCCGAATCAATATCTGTAGAAACAACTTCAAAATCTAAACTAGATCCTTGAACTGTTTTATTAAAGCCATATTTTGGAATATCTGTGTTTACTGCATTAAATCTATATTGTTGGTGGGGAACGCCGTCAACATTTTCCTTTTTGAGAGGTCGACCAAATGTTCCATTAACTGGTAATGCAGTATTCATTATTTTAATAAATTGCTCATACCAATCAGTATTAGTAGGATCGTTCCATTGTATTTCTTGATTTGCTAAATTAAAGTTGTTACTATCTACAACTTCTTCTGTTGTTGAAATGCTAGTAACTTTAAGTAACCCTTGTGCGGCTTGATTACGCTTTGGATTGTAAGAAAGTAACCGTGCTAGACGGAGAACTGATTCTCTACGTTCAGCTAATTCTAAAAAGTTTTCTCTTGCATTTAGATCAATACGGAAGGAAATATTTTGACCTAAAAAAGCAATCAAATCAATTAAAGAAAGGTATTCGCTTGATTCAATATAATCATTAAAATCTTCAGGATAATTAGTCCTCAAGTATGATATCATTGTTCGTCTTAGATTATCAAAATCGTAGCTTTGAAAATCAGCGTTACGAAAACTTTGGTAAACCCTCTTCCAATCTTCTGCTACTAATAACCTATTTTGTCTATCTGTTGTTGACATATATTACCTTCCTTCACTCACATGTATTTATTGGTTTAGGATAACTGCGTAGTTTATTACGACATCAAACCATTGTTTTCATCAAATGTTAAACGCATAGATTCTGATATGTTGTAAGGAAGATATGTAAGGTCTATTTCAATCTGTATTCCAGTCTCAAACGAATCAACTGTAACTTGATTTACTTGTGTGCGTGGATCATAGTTTACAATTTCAGTAACATTCTTTGCTACTGCACTTCTTAATTGATCTGTCATCGGTTCGAATAACACTTCCCAAATAATTGTTCCAAATTCAGGATTTTCTAATTTTTCGCCTTGCCTAATATGAAAGTAGTTAATTAAGTCTTGCTTAATTAACGCAAGATCGTATAATGTAGTTGAAGTATTTTCAGGATTAACTGAACTTAATCCCCTGTATGCCTTCGACGCCGATTGTCTCGAGACAGTAGTTGACTTTCGGCCTGTAACTTTTATTCTTTCAAAAATATCTTTTTCTAATGTGCTCATAACGTATTTACCTACTTAGGTTGTGGTGCTTTCTGTACCTGTTGAAGTTGCATCAACAACAAGTTTATCTGCACCAAATAGCGGTTTATCAAACTCTGCTGGTAGATCCCAATTTCTTTTAATATTTACAACATACTGGCTTGTATTTGAAACACTATATGTTGATATTTTAACATCATTTCCTTGATTCCCGCCAAGCACCTTAAGTTTGTTTGTTTTTGGATCTGCACCTACTATAAATCCAATATGCCCGCCTGAACGCTTCCTTGATTTAAAAACTACAATGTCTAAATAACGAATTTTATCTAATGTCCTCCAGTCAACTTCAGAACCATATGTTCTATATGTTTGACTTCCCATTGAACGTAAACTTTCTATCCCAGCATTTTTTAATGCCCAACTTACAAATGCCGCACACCAAGCATTAGCCATTGAGCTACCGTCGCTCTTATAAGATAACCCGCATACTTCGTAGGTAGCTAATATATTTGGATTTCCAGGATTACCTCTTTCTTTCCAATCTCCGGCATTTGCGTTTTCTAGTATTGCTTTAAGTTTTTCATAACCAGGACCTGATGGAACTGGGCCAACGTCAGCATATGCTATTGGTGATCCTTTATTTGCATTCATGCCGCCAATAGATTGAGGATAATCACCTTCTAAATTTGATGCTTCGCCAGTATAATTAAATCTGCCAGATTCTAAATCTGCGGCTTGATAGCTAAGATCTGATATTGATCTTGGTCTTACTACTTTTGCTTCAGGTATAAAAACATTACACATTAGAACGGTCCTTTACGTCTTTCTTGAACGCCACCGGCATCTTGAACATTTTTGCTAATATTAGCAGTTTGTTCAGCTTTAGGTTCTTCTAACCAAGAGCTATCAATTTTTTTACGGAATGCTAAATCTTTAGGATATGCATGATCAAATCCTCCAGGATTAATACATAATCTTAAATCACCTAATATTCCTTTTCCTCTATTAGGCTTATATCTTTCTAAAAGATATTGTGCGGCAATATCACAACTAGTTACATAATCTGTTTTGAGCAAATCTGGATTATCTAAAATTGTAACACCAAATGGATTTTTGTTTGTTTCTAGACCTATACCAGATCCTGGAGGGCCGTCTTTTAATGTTTCGTCTATAAGTCCTGCTTTTTTGCCAAATCTTTCATAATTATCTCTACCAGTTAGCTGTATAATTCCTCTACCAATATAGTTTCCGCCATCGCCATCAAATTGATTTCCTAGCTCTAAACCTTTTTTATTATTATTACCATATACTAGTTCAAAGAAAGAAGTTTTTGTAGATTTTGCTGAAGTTAAAGCGCCTTCGCTAACTCCTCTAGTTGCTGTTTTAAATATACTTCTAATATAGCTATTAGTATTATTACCATAACTTGCTTCTTCTGCAGGGAGTAAATTACTTTCAGTATTACATACTGCAATAATTGATAGTAATGTTTCGTCGTCTGTAAATCCTGCGGCTCGCATACGTGACGCTAATATTCTACCTCTTTCACGCTTATCACCTGTAATAGGTGCTCCTGTTGCGTTTCTAGTTCCTGTTTTTCTTCTATCAACTGTATCATACTCACCAAATTGTCCGCCATACTCATTTTGTGTAGTGCCCGGATCAACGTAAGTTCCGCTTGAGCTAACTCCTACATCACCTGCATCGTTTGTTTTAGGTTCAAGTTTTGGAGTTGGTTGTCCAAACACCGGTACACCAATTTGTTTTGCAAAGGTATCAGAAATACGTGGTACATATGTTTGTTCTTGATGCGTGTTTGCTACAGTTTTTTCTGGTGTGTAAAGTGCCGGATTTAAGTGTTCGTGTTCGTACCAAGGTTCATGCTGTGGTATTCTAGATGCTTGATCAGCTAATGTAGGAGGTTCCGGAGCAGTCGGTGTTGGAGCAACAGGCACAGTTGCACCTTCTGCTTGTCCTGCGGCCGCAAGCGAAGCAATAGCACCATCTGAGTTTAAATCTATTTGTCCTGCTGTTGCTTTAATTGTAGATCCGCCATTAATATCTAAACTAGTAGTTGACGAAATTTTTGTTGCTTCAGCACCTAATATATCTAATGTATTTTCACTATGTATTCTCATACTAGCAGTACTCTGTACAGCCATTTCGCCTGTTGATTTAATATCTGTTTCACCTTTACTTTGAATATGTAAATCTGTACCTAAATGTATATGTCCTTCTTTGTCTGCGTTTAAATGAAAATTATTAAATGCATCAATGTTTACGTTTGCACCTGCAGATCCAATGAATACATTATCAGCTGATAAAAAATTTGCATTTTCAGTTGAAGAATATGTTGAATTTCCTTCTGCATGTTGTGTAATATTTTCACCAGCCGCTATTTCATATGCATCGCCTACATTCCATAATGCATTTGCTCCTGCAACAAAATTCATATTAGATCCTGTTGTGGCTTTAATGTCTTTACCTACAACCATATTTAAATTTTTTCCAGCTGTAAAATTTATATCTCTATCTGCTGTAAAATTTAAATCAACTTGTGTATGCACACTAATACTATCTGCGGCATAAATGTCAATTTTACCATTTGAAGTAAGTTCAATCCAAGCAGTACCTTTTGCATTTCCTATATAGATTAAGTCCTCAGTATTATGCATCAATAATTGATGTCCTGTACGAGTTCTTAATCGTAGTAGTTCGTTAGCAGGTAATGTAGGATCGCCGCCTTCTTCGGCCGCTTCAAGATTTACATACTCCATAGGAGAATCTTCAGCTTTGCCCTTTCTTATAAATTTATCGTCGCCGTCATCCATAACAAACGACGATCCACCTAATCGATGAGTATGGATACTAGCTTTTGTACCAAAAGGCCCTAGGCCATCCTTAGGTGCATTTGGTCTTTTATCAAGTGGGCCACCTGTACTAATACCAAATACTGCACTAGGAACTTCTCTTCTAGCACTCGACGTAGTAATACCTCTAATATCGTCTTGGAGTAATCCTTGTTGTATTAAACTTCTTGCTAAATCACCGTGTACCGGCTTTCTATATTTTGTAGCATCTTTAAGTTTTACAGAATTTAGTCGCTTATTATATTCTGTAGCAGGTGCTCTACTACCAAAATCTGCTAAATTATCTGTACCAGCATATCCTGGAAGCATAAAGTTCATATTTTCTTCTTGTACACATCCTATCCAAAATGCTTTAGATAAATTTTCTTCTACAAGTATTACTAATACAGTAGTTCCGACATCTGGAGGGATGCCCCAAAAACCATATGACTTTTGTGAATGTTTATATCCTTCATTATTTGATGTTGCAGTTAGCGGTGTTACTCCATAAAACGGACTTAGATATCTAGCTTCGACCATTTGTCCAGTACGTTCAGGTTGGTTACCCGATGCTGTTTGTTTTAATAATTCAACTTGGAGTGTTCCCATGTAATGAGGATCTAGATGATTAACTACAATAGCCTCAAATGGGCCAGTAGAACTTTTGTTAATATAATTTTTAGCTCTCTTAGCAACCATTAGTTAAATTGCTCCCATCTACCAGTAAGATCGTTTTTAATTCTTCTACTACCACCAAGGTCTACTTTTGGTAAATTTACTTCTGGTAGTGTTAATTTATTTTTTATTCTATTTGCCTCAGCCTCGGTCATTCCGCCGATTGTATTAACACTATTATAGCCGTCAATATTTCCAATATAAGAAGTTGCTCCGCCTATTTTATTTTTTAAATTATTGTTTAATGAATTAATTTCTGCTGATCCTATTGCGGCTGACTGCCTAGCCGCGGCACTTATTGATCCCACACTTGGACCAATTCCGCCAAAGGCTGATAAGTCTGGTGCGGCCGGTAGTGTACTTGTCAAAATTTGATCCAATTTAACTCCAGTATATCCTTCAAGATTAGTTACAATTCCTTGGAAGTTACTTCCAACTTTTGCTAGGTCAAAATCTCCCATAGAAGCTTCTAACTGTTTGGCTAAATCACCAACTCTTCCAAACGTAGCTAGTGCATCACTATTTAACGATGCCTTTGCTTGTTCAGCAATAGTTCCGAGTTCTTGTATTGTTGGTAGCAGTTCTGCTAATTCATCTTGATATGCTATTATATTACTAGGAAAATCTATTTCTTGTATTGCTTTATTTGCTAGTGTTTGTGCTTTTAGTGCTATTTCGTTTAACGCTTCAATTTGTTCAGCTTTTACTAGTGCTGATGTAGCGGCAGTACTATTAGTATTTTGTTGATTTGGCATTCTTAATAATACTAGATCTTGTGTAAATTTATTTTGTTCAAATTTATGGTTAACTTCGTTTACTTTATAAATGCCACTAAACGACTCTACTAATAATAAATCTTCAGGAAATGTGTATTCTCCGTAATCTGTATTAATATCAATCGGAGTTCTAAAAAGTACATTTATATATATTTGACCGTTGTTATAATTAGCAGTACCATCACTAGTCATTCCACTAAATGAAGTATCTCCTGCATGGTAATTTCCAGCACCATTATCGCTTAGATAAAATGGGTCACCTATAATG